CTATCCCATAGTTTCAAGGTCATAATTACGTCTTGCTCGGCATATGCACCAACGAACTTTGCAGGTAATCGCCACATCTCTTCTTTAGCATCAATTCCCCAATCACTTGCTGTTGCCCTCAAAAGCTTTTCATCTTTCCTCATGTCTATGTAATCCCGCCCTAGAGCATTCAGAGCATAGGAAAACCTATTCTCATCTACCAGAGGTGCAGCAACCATTGTATCTATGATCTTGCCCTTCACATCAACACCAGAGGCATATAGCCATCCCATATCATACATGGAGTTGTGCATAATCTTTGGAATGTTAGGAGTGTTTAACTGATCCTTTAGCCAAGACATAACTCTGTCCTCTGCAAGATTGCCACCTGCTTCATGCCGTATAGGATAATAACCCATGAAGTCACCACCTGCGATAGCTATACCAACTACATATCCATCTTTGCGTGTCCACCCTGGGCCTAGCTTTTTAAGGTTTGGATCTTTTGTTTCCAAGTCTATAGCTATATATTTACAGTTTGTCAGATCTGGAAACTCTGTAGGAGGTGTCCAATCATTCTCCATCTGGTCAAGTTCAAGACGTTCAAGAAAATGCATTGTACTGTTATCTCTCATTCTTCTCTCCTCCTAATGCAGCGTATCCACATATATCAATCCACGAGTCTTCATGGTCTGGTGTTTCAATTAATCTAGACAGTTTAACAGCGATCATACAAGCATACACTTGTTCAACTGTAATATCCTTATCAAGTATTGGACTCCAGAGTTCAGCTATCCTCTTGTGATTAAGGTAAGCATCACCATAATCCTTTGCTCTTTCACCACTGATCAATATCTTTGCTTTATCTAATATCTGATCTCTTTTCATATTTGATACCTATGCTCCGACCCTGTTTCTATTATATGTAAGTTTTCTTTTGTTCTTGTGACACCTGTATAAAAGACTCTATGCTCATCATCCTGGTTTTCGTTCTTGACACAAGCACGAGATGACTCTGACATAAGCATGATGTTATCATCCTCACCGCCTTTCATGGCATGAATAGTTGACACATCGATCCTTGGAGATTCAAAATCTTCTCCTCTTCTAATCAACGCATCCATATAAAACCGATCATCTTTTGATACATTCAGCATATCTCTTGAGGGAGTGTCTTTTGGTGCAATCATCCCGTAGTTTTTAACTAAATCATCATATCCAAGAATAAGATCATGCTCTAAAAAATCTAACTGTTTTGTTACACCACGTTTAATTTTTGCATTATCTCCCACTTTGGGAAGTGCAGCATACAAATCTTTGATCATCTGTAAAGGTAGCTTACTGCCTTTCTGCAAAAGCTCCCATGTCTTCATGTTATTAATCATGCCTTGATTTAAACTAGGTGAACCATATAGATTAAAAAGATACCCATCCTCTCGTAAAGAGTTTGCTATCTTTTGTACAATTTTATTTGTACGGGCCATGATTGTCCACGAACCTTGGTCAATATCTACATCATGCATATTTAAATGATAGTTAACACTGCCAGGCTTCATCATAGGATGCCAATCTTTAGGTTGGCGATAAGATATTCTTTTTACAATTCTATTCGCAACAGAAAAAACAGAAGTAGGAACTCTGTAGCTTTGTTTTAAAACTTCGATATTATGACAAGAGTTCATAAAGTCCTCAACAGATACACCATTCCATCTGTGTATACATTGATCATCATCACCTGCATACCATATCTCTTTGGCATTATGTTTCATAACATCAACCTGTCTCCATTGCAGCGGAGTTAAATCTTGTGCTTCATCTACAATTAATAAATCTAAACTGGGTGAACTGCCCCCTCTTACAAATCCTTTAATCATATCTGTAAAATCAACTTTATCGTTTTCTTTTTTAAAATTATGATAGACAGCATTAAGTTTGTTAAGTAACGTCCAGTGTAATGTATAATCTTCTGTTTCGTTAAACTGCTCCTCTAAAGATACACATCTCATAATAGATCTATGTATAACCTCAAGATACTTGTTGCCTTCTCTGGCTGACATGTTTATCAAACCATCTTGACTATTTCTAGCTGTATTTGTGTCGAATACTAACCCAACCTCATTACCAATATTGTTAAAATCATATTTAGACATGACTTGATCTTTATTAAAACCAAGCCATTGAAAACCCGTAGAGTGTAAAGTTCTAAACCAGGGTGTGTCCTCCTCTGTAAGATTTAGTTCAGTTGCAACCCTTGTTCTAGCTTCTTCAACTGATTTACGAGAGAAAGATACAAAGCCTATCTTATCTGGTGGTGTACCCTTTTTCAACGCATCACGAACCACGTTTATTAACGTAAACGTCTTGCCACAGCCTGGTGGCCCAAAGATTAATTTTTCTAACATTACTTTGTCCTTGGTCTAGTTTTAATCCAATCAGATACATCCTTGCGTATCCACCGCATAGGACTCTGTTTGCTCTCCGCACCTAACTTCAAAGGTCTTGGAAAGATACCTTCGTCCATCCATCTGTAGATAGTAGACTCGGAAACCTTTATCCATTCGACAATATCCGTTAATGTGAGAAGCTCATCATCTTCAGAATGGGATGTCGGATTCATCACTGCTCTCCTCTATTGGTAATTCAACTTCTTCTTCATGGAACTCTGGAACCCACCAAACTCGTATGTTTGACCACTTTCCAGTTTCCTCATCTTTTAGTTTATATACACCATGACAATTCTGACCACTGTTCAAATCTTTCAACCTTTGTTGAAGTTGAGGTCTGGTGTAACCATTAAAACCACGTTGTCTTAAAAACTCCTGTAAACCTTTTATCGTAAAGTATGTAAGATCGTTCTCTGTCCACGGCTTACCTATATTTAGTTCCTCTGGTGATCGTGCCCTTATTCTGCTTGTGCAGTACGTCTGTAGCAACTCTTTAAACTGACCCTTCATAGTTAACTCTTCTGGCACTTCAATAGTCGTAGCCTTCTCTAACAGACGATTAATCAATGTTTGCCACTCACCTGGTTTCATAATTGGTGGCATATAGTTTAACTGCTCTATACAAGCCTCTTGAAAATGTTGCTGCATCTGTAATTGTTTTGTAGATAACTCAAGCCGTCTGCCGTTTACATCCAGAAAGAATAGTCTTGGATCAGATAACAGTATTGTAAGGCCTCCTATTGAAGGTGCTGAGTTACCATTTCCTACACCATACTTTCTAGTTTTGCAAACCTGCTTATCACAATGACTCTTCAACGGCTCAACATTACATTGATACTGATACTCTTTCTTCTCATGTTGTTTCTGTAACGCAACAATCTCCGTGGCGGGTAGTGGTGGAGACGAATACTTTTGGTTTATCTCCTCAAACATCTTCTGCCAGGTATCCTTGTCCTTCTTCTGACAGTATGTGCATACATTAAATAGAACTGTGTTCCTTGAACCTTGTGGCACACCTAAATTTAAAAACCCTTGTAGACATGGCGGAGCATCAGAGAACTCTTCTCTTCTCGTGCCGAAATCTATCTTTTTAAGATCATGTATCGTAATTCTTTTTTTATCTGCTTGTGTAATAAACTGCTGAAGACTTAAATCTTTACCCTTTTCGTCCACTGCATATCGAACTGTCTTATCATTATCGAAGTATGGTAGGTTTATAAAATTACCTACATCACCACGATCTGCTAATATCTGATCTTGTTTTGGAAATATCTCACAACCAGAAAAACCCATCGCTGCGGCAATCTCGAACATATGATCACGAAACTCTGCAGCATTTACCCAATCCTTCATAAAGATAAATATATGTGCACCACCAGACTTTGAACGGCAAACAACTGCCGGTATCTTCAATGCTTTACATTTCTTTGCTATCTCTTTGTGATCTACATTATAACTGTCTATATCTAAGACACCAAACTTACATTCATTCTTATCTGTAATAGGTATTGAACCTATACCTTTGACACCTTTTAAATGACCCTCTATCATTTCAACAGACAAAGGTGTCTTGACGATAATGCTTTTTGCTTCAGCCTTACCATTACGTCTCATACTGCCCACAGTAGTTTCACCATGTGCTAGATTAGAGCCTTCAAATAAATCAAAAAATTTCTGTGCTACTGACATGAAAAAAAGTAGCAGTGTAATGAGGGTAACACTGCTACTCTCCTAACCCTAGAAGGGTGTTTCTTCGCCTTCAAGGTTTTCAGCTACAGCTTTCGCCTCCCCTTTCATCACTGATGATCGAAAGCTTTTCGCTTCATCAAACAGAGCCTTGGAATCAACCAGATCGACTTTCTCTATATTGAGATTGTACCATGTACCTAGTTCATTAGACTCTTCAACTGTCTTAACTCGCCACTTGGTAGCAAATAAGGCAGGTTGTTTGAACTCTCCATTCTTATCTTGGATCTTGAACATTGCTATCTGTGTCTTCCATCTACGACTTACTTTCAAAGCAGAAGACTTCATATCAATAATAGCAGGTTGTGCACTGCCATCATCATTCAAGACCATACAATAATGTTGATCAGACTTAACCAACTGATTGC